CTTGGTGTACGACTTCAGGCGGCCGAACATGTCGAACTCTGGGCCCGGACTACCCAGGCGAACACCTGAGCGACGCCCGGGAGTTCGGCATGTTCGACAGCTGGAACCCGAAGGTGTTCGACCCGATCGAGATCACGTCGACCATAGTGCAGTCGGTGTGGTTGATCAGGTGGATGCCCACGTCACCAGCGTTGTCCACCAGCACTCGATGGAACGTCCAGGAGAACGGCTGAGAGCCGTTCTCGGTGAAGGTGTAGATTCCCTTGCCGGTCGGCCTGACGACCGCCACGTCGGCCAGCACAGCCCCATGGATGTAGTCGCTAGCCTGGATGCCGTGGATGCCAGCGGGGGAAAGGTCACCGTTGATCGTCAGGTGGTAGATCCGGGAGTCGGCGGACTTGCCGGTGTAGCCACCAGCGGTCTGGCCGAGCATCACGATCGCTGCACCACCGGTGAACCCGGGCTGGATCGCGATCTCCGAGTTGGCCACGAGCTGACCAGGGTTGAAGATCTGATCACCGTGTGTACCCTGAAGGGTGATCGTCGGATGCAGCGTCACAGGGAACGTGGTGTTGAACTTCCCGGTGGACAGCTGAACGATGCCACCGTTCTGAGCAAAGGCTGCGTCGACCGCAGCCTGGATCTCGATCTGATCGGCGATCCCGTCACACACATAGTCAGCCTTAGCCTTGACGGCAGTCGGCGCTGTGGACGAGGCGACCAACAGGTAGAAGTTCTGCCCTGAGGTTTCGCCTTCGATGCTGGTCAGACGGGTGTCGATGTCTGCTAGGTCTGCGTTGAGAGGGACGTCCCAGTCGGGCGTCCCCTTGTCGATTGTGTAGTCAGCCACCGTACTCCCCATCTCCGTAGCCGCCCTCACCGTAGCCAAAAGACTGATCGGGACAGAGGACGAAGTTGCTTGCGTCTGCTGCGCCTGACGCGATGATGTCCGACCTTACCTGGTCGTCGACTCTCCACTCGTACCCGCCACGGAAGTAGTGCAGTCCGGTGCGAGGAGCTGGATAGAAGTCTGGGTCATCAGCGTTAGGGTTCGGGCCGAGGTTGACGGCCCCAAGTTCGTTGGTGTACGCGTCGAAGCGTACCTGTTCGTAGACGTGTGGTGACACCTCTACAACCGAGACTCCCCGGTCGATCCGGAAGCGCTCCATGAGCGCGTTCCAGGCGAAGGGGGCCTCAGAAACCGTAGGTGTCGTGAAGATCCAGCAAGCCACTGAGGCCCTCCTCTTAGATCACTGACTGTTCAGCGTGAACCACTGCGTGCCATCAGACACGATGGACGCGCGGCCGGTGGAACCACCCACGGTGCCAGCGACCAGGGCGAACGTGGCCGCACCGTTGATCGTCTCCGATGCGTTGCCGTCCAGCGTGGCCACACCGGTGTTGGTGCAGATGAACTGGTACACGCGACCCGGCTGGGTCGTGGCAACCGGAGGGAGCGTGACCGTCTTGGTGGCGCTGTTGGTCAGGACGATCACGTAGTCATTGGCCGTAGCCGTATACGTGGTCCCAGCCACCGTGGTGACCGTGTAGCTCGTATTGTCGAAACCGCTCATCTATTCTCCTTAGTGAAAAGGCGGGGCCCGAAGGCCCCGCCGTTAGGATCACGCAGCCGGGCGAGCCGAGCTGGTGGTCTGAGCCACGATCAGCGACTCGGGACGGTACAGAGACCATCCCGCGACACCGTACCAGCCGAGGGGCTGGAATCGGGTCAGCTTGTCGACGACCGGACCGCGAACCGTGTGGAACTCCTCGGCAACGGCCTCGGCAAGAGCCTGCTGGCCGGTGTAGTAGGTGTTGTACACACGAGTCTGAGTTCCGCCAGAGCCGGAACCGGACTGGTCGTTCTGCGTGCGAGGAGTCTCGATGTAGCAGGCACCCTCGTACTCACCGATCTCGCCAGCCCAGATGTTACCGGCCGCCGAGTAGTTGTGCGGGTCACGCCACGCAGCTGCACCGGTCTCCCGACGCAGGTCGTAAGAGACCTGCGGGTGGATGTACGCGGTGTAGTAGTTGTCCTTGTTCGGGTGGACAGCGTTCGTGCGGAGCTGGGTCGGGGCGAACCGAGCCATGTCCGAGGTGAACACGTCAGTCCCGGTGATCGCGGTCTTGGCGATCGGGTTGGTCGGCGTGGTGCCGAAGCCGTAACCGATGGTGCCGCCACCACGCCGCAGGGTCTGAGTACCCCCAGCGAGGACGTTCTGGACCAGGAGGTCGATCGAGTCGACCAGGTTCCACGCCACCTGGTTGACGAGACCAGCGGTCACGTCGGTGAACGAGAACAGGTCCAGCTTGTTGCTGACGAGGATCGCGTTACCGTACTCGTTGAGAGTAACGGACACGGTCGAGGGGTTACCGGCCGCAACGGCGTCCGGGTCGACCAGCTCGTTCAGCGGGGTGATAGCCTGGGCGAGGTCCTGATAGATCTCGAAGACCACGCTGGAACCGGGCATCGCCTGCTGAACCGGTCGCTTGTCGGCGACCTGACGGAACAGCGGCTGCTTACGGAGGGCGAACTCAAGAGCGCGGTCGTACGCGGTCTGGACGAGGTTCGCCAGTGCGGCAGTGCCGGTAAAGGCGTTAGCCATGTCTCACTCCTTTGAGAGGACTACGGGTTGATCACACGCCGTTCATATTCTGGAACGAGTTGATCAGACCCTGAATGTCAGTAGCATCATTGACGGCTGCCTGTGCAGCCTCCACATTGCCGAGCGGAGCACCTTCACTCCCCGCCTGACTCAGCTTCTCGAACTGAGCCTGCATGGACGGGGGAAGAGCAGGCGCTTCGGCCTGTGCGGTCTGCTCAGCGGCAGCCTGCTGGGGCTGCCCACCACCGAAGGTCTGCTTCATGGCGTTAACCCACTCAGCGGCCTTCTGCGGATCATTGGGGCCCTGATACACATCCTGTGCACCCGGAACCCCGAGGGACTCGAAAACAGTAGCCATCTTAGAGCGAGCCTGCTCCTCCAGGAAGCTCGTCAGCTTGGAGTTCAGTTCCTCGTTCTGCTTCTTCAGGCTGTCATACGCGTCACGAAGAGCCTTCGGGCCGTTACCTTCGGTGTTGTTGCCCAGGTCGTTCGCGTTGTCGTTCTCAAAACCCCAGTTGGACATGATGTGTCCCTCCCATAGATGTGTAGGCCAGAGTAGCCAGCCTGGGGAGGCTGGCCGTCGCTCCTACGATTGATGACCGGTCTTACGTACAGTGACTGGTGCCGGTCGATCCGTCACTGGCTGGCTAGGCTGGGATCGAACCAGCGACCTGCGGATTAACAATCCGCTGCTCTGCCATCTGAGCTACTAGCCATAGGCCCGAAGGCCGTTTAGTTATCGTGCAGCCTGAGACTGGCCGAGGCCAGCTCGTGCGTTGCCAGAGGCGCCGCCGAAGGCGCCTCGTTCCTGGCCTATCAGCGAAGCCTTCTGCCCGACCGCGCCTGTGTCGGTGCCGAACACAGCACCCTCAGACTGAGCCTGACTCCACTGCTGACCGTACATGCTGCCGAGGTTCTGCATGGTGCCGAGTTCCGCAGCGACCTGCGAGTAGCCCTGCTGAGCCTGAGCCGCAGTGACGCCCGAAGTGGCGAGCTGCTCGGCGTATGTCTGGTTGAACGTGAGGCCCTGCTGGAGAGCAGCAGCGCCGATCTGAGCTGAAGCCGCAGCCTTCTGGAGCAGCGGGAGCGAACGGTCGGGGTCGAGGAAGTAGGCGGCCATGTGGCCGTCGTCGATACCCATCTGGTTCAGCGCGCTCTTGAAGTACGGGTTGGCCAGCGTGGTGGCCTGCGTAGCCAGGTCGGCTCTGGACTGGATCTCGGTGGGACTGACGTCCTTGCTGATCCAGTCGGTGAAGTCGTCGTTGCTGTCATAGAACCCCTCAGGCAGTCCAGCCTGTCGGAGTGTCTGGCGGTACGCGTTCTCGGTGTTGATGTAATCGGCGGGGGAGAGGACGGGAAGCCCTGCCTTGATCCTCGCGTCGTTCGCAGCGAACCGCTTCTTGTACTCGGGTGTGTCCTGAAGCAGGATCGAGATCGTGTCGGACGAGTAACCGTTCTTCACGTAGTCGTAGATCTTGCCAGCCAGAGACTCTAGGCCGTAGTTCTTGAACACCGTCTCCAGCGCCATGAACGCGTCACGGTTAGCTCCGGTGAGGAGCTTGTCGTACTGACCGGTCGACTCGTAGTACTTGTTCTGCGTGGTGGTCAGCTTGCTGCTGAGCGCGTTCAGCTTGGCCTGCCCAGCCTTGAGCTGAGCGTTAACCCTGGTGAGCTGAGCCTGACTCGACTTGTCCTTCTTGCCTTGCAGAGACTTCTGCTGGGCGGTCAGGGTCTTGATCTGGTTCTGAAGGATCTTCTGCTGGGACTGTAGCATCTTGATCTGAACCTGAGCCGACTTGTCCGAGGCCGCAGAGCCGGGGAGTGTGGCCCACTTGGGCAGTGCGCCCCGAGCGGCCGAGGCTGATGCCTGAAGTTGGATCTGGGCAAGCATGTCTTGCCAGTTGCCGGGAAGTGCCACCGTGCCTCCTTAGTACTTGAAGCCGAAGTCGGACAGCACTTGGTGGCCCACCTGCATCAGCGAGTCCTGAGCGTTCTTCGTCTGCTTCCACCGAGGGTCTGCTCGGAGGTCGTTCTCGAACTGCCAGAGGGGCTTGGCCTCTCCTTGCAGCGTTCCAGGATTCTTGTACTGGAGAGCCTTCTTGACTGTCGGGTCGAACAGGTTGATGCTGCCCTGAGGCAGCTCTAGGATCTGGGCCATCGACTGCATGTACGGTGCGGCGATGTCCGCTACCGTTTGGCCGCCATCGAGCTGCTTGGAGTATTGTGGGAACTGCGCCTTGGCCTGGCGCAGCATGTCATTCTTGAAGTCTGATGCGGTAGCCACACCCTGAAGGATCTTGCGGGTGTTGTCGGTGTACCACTTGTCCGACATCGTCACGCCCATAGAGTAGGCGTAGCTGCGAAGATCGTTGATCGTGTCAGCGCCCTGCCCCTCCATGTCCCCGCCGTCGAAGTAGACGTACTGGCCGAGGAAGTAGCGGAGCTGACCCTCGTTCCAGCCCTTGGCCACCATGTTGTAGGCGGCCTCCTGGATCTTCTTCTTGGTGAAGTCCGTGGTCTTGATGCCGAGCTGCTGGGCTAGCTGGTTGACCGTGACCTGAGCCTGAGACATCGACTGCTTGGCAGTCGCTGGATCTGTGAACAGCTGGGTGAGGTACTGACGCTCCGAGTCGGAGTGCGTCTTGTACCACTTGGTGTCCTTGAGCTTAGCCTGGAACATGTCCTTGCTGTAACCCTTGGACACCATGTCCTTGAACAGCTTCTTCAGCTCAGGGTTGGCGTTCAGGAACCCGGACGTAAAGCCGTACTGCTCGGCTAGCTCCTTCTCGCTGAGCTTCGGCACTACAGGATCACCTCCGATTCCCGAGCCTGAGTATGTTGCGGTCTGGCCCTTGTAGCCAGAGCGGTTGACCACCGAGTCTACGTAGCCCTTGATGCTCGGGCCACCGGGCTGCTTGTTGGTGGACATGTCCAGGTTGTGATTACCGGGACCGGCGTACCAAGCAGCTGCGGCGCCTCGGGCGCCCCACTGGTTGTAGTATCCTCGGAGGATCCCGGAGACAATCTTCTCCTGAAGCTGCGGAGAGTCCCTGAACTTCTGCCAGGAGATCGAGTAGCCCAGTACCTTCTTGGACCAGCCCGGGATGTTCGACTTCAGCACCTGGTACTTGCCGACAGCGCCGTACGAGTTGACGACCGAGTAGTTGCCGCCAGACTCCTGAACACTAATCGACCACATGAGCTGATCGAAGCTGATGTCTGCCACAGCACCTCCTGCGTGTAGGCCAACTACTAATGCGACGCTGGCTAGTAGTTTAGCTGCGTAGGCCCATAGACTTGAGAACGTCGAGACCAACGCTCATCACCTTGTCCTGAGCGCCCTGAGTGGCGCTCCATCGGGGATCGTTCCTGAGTCGGCCCATGAACGTTGTCTGGTCCATGCCGGTCGGCTTGCCGTCTGTGTTCACTCCGTTCAGCGCCTGCTTGATCAGCGGATCCTGTAGGGTGATCGCATCCGGCGTGAGGTCCAGCTCTTGAGCCATGATCTGGATGTACGGGTTAGCGATGTCCTTCATGGTCTGACCGGCCTTGAGCTGCTCGGTGTAGCCAGGGTAGGTCGAGGCTGCTTGCTGCATGATCTGGTTCTGGAAGTCGGTCTCGGTGGCCAGCTTCCTACCTATCAGCGCAGCCTGATTCTTGACTGCGTTGTCGTCGAGCGTGATCCCCTGATCCGCCGCATACTTCTTGATCGAGTTGGAGTAGGCTCCAGCGGCACCCTTGAGGGTGCCCTTCTGGAAGGTCACGTACTTACCAAGCGTGTCCCGGAGGATGTTCTCGTCAGCGTTGGTGGCTAGCACGTTCGCTGCGATCTTGCCCAGCTTGGCGGGGGGAATGGCAGCACCCATCTCCGCAGCGAGCTGCTGGACCTGGATCTTGGCTGCGCTCAGCTGAGCGTTGTACGTGGCCGGGTCGGTAGACTTCAGCTCCTGCGTCTTGCGCATAGAAGCCGAGTTCTCCTGCCACCACTTGGTGTTCCGAAGCTCGGCCTGGAAGGCGTCCTTCGAGAGGTTCTCGTTGACCATCTTGCCGAACAGGGTCTTCAGCTCAGGCACCGAGTTGAGGAACGAGTAAGCGAAGCCGTACTCCGCAGCCAGCTCCTCGGGCGAGAGCTTAGCTTCAGCGCTTCCCCCGCTCGGGTCCCACTGGCCGGAAGGCCCACCACCGTCGATCCCTGAGATCCGACGACCGCCCATGAACGAGTCCTGGTAGTAGCCAGACTTGAGGTCGGCGATCTCCACGCCCTTACCGGGGCGTGGTGCATGGATGAACTTGCCACCACCGATGTAGATCCCGACATGGTCAGGACCACCTGTACCGTGGTCGGTGTCGAAGAAGATCATATCGCCAGGGGCGAGATCCTTCATGCCGACAGCCTTGCCCTGACCGATCTGATCGTACGTAACGCGAGGGACGTTCAGCCCGAAGTTCTTGTACACCTGCTGAACCAGGCCGGAACAGTCCACACCAGATTGCAGACTGTTCCCGCCCCACACGTACGGAGTGCCGATAAACTGTTCAGCGTACTTGACGATGTCCTGTCCACTGACCGCCATCAGCCGCCTCCGATCATCTCCGTGAGCCAGTTCATGCCGTTGGTGGCGGCCTGGTAGGCTCCGTACTCAGGGTTCTTCTTGGCTTCCTCCTGCGCCATCAGCTGCTCTGAGTCAGCTGTGACTCCGCCAGTCGTCTTGCTTGACTGGCTCTGAAGGTCTGAGCCAAGATAGTTCGATGTGGTGGTAGTAGTCGCAGGGTTGGCCTGCTCGTACTTGTTCAGGATGCCCTTGAACCTGGCGATCTCAGCCTTCGTGGGGTCACGCCCCAAGAGGGTCTGAGCCGCACCCTGGAAGAGCGCGTGAGCGTCCTCGGCGGTACTCAGGTTGTACTGCGTGCTGGTCTGTGTGACCGTCCTGGGCTTAGCGATAGCTTCGGACCGCTGTGCGATGTCCTTGCCGATCACTTCCCACGGGCTGACCCACTTGCCAGCTAGCGAGTACTGACCAGCGACCTGCACGTAGCCAGCCCACAGGCTGGCCAGCTGAGCATCCTTCAGTGTTCCGGTGTCGTACCCAGCAAGGCTGAGCTGGCTGAGGAACTTGTTCTTGACCTTAGGATCCCACTTGTAGTACATGCCAGCCGCTTCGTCCTGGCCGATGAACGCGATGCGGTTGTCCACACCCATGTAGATCGTAGGATTCTTCGCGGTGCCATGCCCTGAAGCGACACCCTGGCCACCGCCCGGCCCCTGGCTTGCAGCCGGGGCCGAGGCCGTAGCATTCTTCTTGACAGTAGAGCTGAACGTGTCCTGCTGCTGCTGCTGGTACGGACTGGACATTCCAGTGCCGCCACCGCCTCCACCGGTATCACCTGCTGGAGAACTCACGCCACACCTCCCTGCTGTGCGAGTACATCAAAGATGGACTGATCATCGGTCTGGGTCGTGCTGCCCTGGAACTGCGGCAGGTTTCCGGTCTGCTGCTCCTGAGCTACGGTGTCCTGGTCGAAACCAAGATCACGAGACAGGTAGCGGTTGAACAGGTCACCGAACTTGGTGTCCTGCTCGACCAGGCTGATCACCAGCGAGTTCCACTGCTGCTTGATGTCAGCGTTGGAGGCCGCGTTGATGTCAGCCGAACCGTCAGCTTCGTTCCTCATGATCAGCGCACGCTTCACGTCGTCCCGGTAGCCCAGGTACGTCTTCAGCGTGTAGATGTCGGAACGCATACCGACCGTGCCGTCAGGGTTGACAGCCTTAGACCAGATCTCCGGGTCGTCCACCAGCGTCCGGAGCGACTGCGTCGCCCGGTCGTAGTAGTTCAGGTCGAACGAGTTGTACGCCTTGGACCAAGCCTCGTTGTAGTACTTGTTGTCCTGCATCTCCCCGTTGTCGCCCATCACTCTCGGACTGGACAGCGTCTGGACCAGGGCCTGCTTCTCGCCCTTCAGGTCCTCAGCGCCCTCGTCGTCGAACGTCTTCAGCCCGCGAGAGAACAGCTGCGAGTACAGCCCGTTCATATAGGACTGGTACTGACGCCAGCCTCGCGAGAGGTTGGACTGCTCAAGGGACTCACGAGCTGACATCTTGGACCGCATGGTGGTGCCGGACGCAGGGTCAGTAGCGTGAGTCTTCTCGTAGTAGAACGCACCGTTCGAGTAGGAACCCTCACCCTCGGCCCCGACCACCAGGCCAGCCCACTCGGGACCAACCTTGCTGATCAGATCCTTGTAGTACTGCGAGGCGTAGACCGCCTCGGCGGTAGGCTTCAGACCCGAGTTGTTCTTCGACATCGACTGGCTGAACGTGTAGGCGCTGTCGCCGTACTTGTCGTAGAACTTCTGATCGGCAGTAGAAGGATCAACGTCCTGCATCTGCCGATACTGGTTCCGGAAGAAGTCGTACGGGTCCTTAGCCGACAGGGACACCGGCAGGGTCGCGGAGAACAGCACCTTCATCCAGGACTGCTTGCTCGCCCTGTCTGAGATTTCCTTCCAGGTAGGCTGCGTCTTGCGCAGCCCCTCACGGTACTTGTAGTCCTCGGCCTGCATGATGTACCAGAGGTTCGACTGATACGTGTCAGACAGCGTGTCGCCACCCTCGGCCTTGCGCAGCCAGTTAGGCAGGAACGCCTGAGCGTTCGACTCGGACGCACCGAACGGCAGGATGCCGAGCTTCTGATACATGTCAGCCAGCTTCGGATCACCATTAGCGTCGAGCCCGGAGAACGGGATGTTGTTCGCGGCCATCTGAACGTACGGACCAGCACCAACCGGAATCGGTCCATCACCATGGTTCAGGATGATCTCGGCGGTCGACATCGGGATGTCGAACGTGGCATCCTTATCCAGCCCGAAAGCCTTCTTGAACGCCTTGCCACCGAGGTAGTCGGGGATCTGGATGACGACGTGACGATCGGAGTAGTCAACCAGCCGACGCTCACCGGTCACCGGGTCGATGACCGTACCATCAGCGCTGACCCTGTTGCCATCCTGGTCGGTCACGATGCCCGCACGAGCGGGCGCACCATAGACCTGTGCGACGCGGGGGAGAATGTCAGGCTTGTCGGAGATGATCCGAGCCCAACGGTTCCACGACTCCTGCTGGGCCCCGAAGAACGCGCCGAAGTTCCTCATCATGTGAGACATCTTCGTCTCGTAGTCCATGGTGAAGGTGTTCTTCTTGACGTCGTCGAGCGCACGCTTACGAGCGGCGGACTCCATCCTGGTGCGGAGAGCCTCGGTCATCCGAGTCTCACCACGAGTGCCAGCGGCAGTCATGATGTCACGAAGGTGTACGTTGTAACGCTGAGCGAACAGCGGGTTACGCAGCAGGTAACGCTGCGGAGCCTGAGCCATCACGTTGTAGAAGCCGGACATCGCACGGTCCATGAGTTGGATCGCTTCGTGCGATCCTCTCGCGTACGACAGCGCCTGAGCGTTGACCAGAGGCCGAGCGGCCTCGGGGATCTCGTCCAGCATCTCCTTGGTAGCCCGACCCTCAGCGACAGCCTGACGGATCGCATCAGCGTTCGGGAAGGCAGGGTTGATCCACTCGTCAAGCTGGGTGGTGACTCGCTCGACAAGCTGATCGTTCGGGAGGTGCTGGGCTATCGTGTGACCACGCTTGTACGCGAGACCCTCGGGAGACCTGAGCCAGCTCTCAAGCTGGGCAGGGCTCTTACCCTTCAGGTACTGCACCGACAGCGCGTCGTGTGCGACCTGCTGGTTGAGTACTCGCATCCACGCGTTCATGTGGACATCAGCGCCATGCTTGGCCGGGCTCATCTGAACCCAGTCCATGCGACGCAGCTTGTTCAGGTAGGAGTCGGAAGCCGATCCCATCATGTTGCGGAAGTTCTTGTCGCCCGAAGCTAGGTCCTGGAACAGCGCACCTTCCGTCCCGCCGAACGCAGGTGCGAACACCTGGCGTCCGATCTTCTGGGACTTCATGGCCTGTCCACCCTTGACCAGATCGTCCATGTCAGCATGGTCGGACTTGGCGCTAGCCAGGTCGTCGATGTTGGCATTGAGCTGATCGCGGAAAGCCTGAGCATAAAGCGGACGCTTGTCGATGACAGCCTTGTCGAGCTTGGCCTGGAGCTTGGCCTGAGCCTGAGTCAGATCCTCGATGTGAAGACCAAGGTTCTCACGCGTGACCATCGCAGTCTCCAGCGCGCCCTCGGGCGTCGCTGCACGGCGCATCGCTTCCCAGTTGTACCGACCACCCTTGATGGCGCGGTCGGCCAGCGCGACAGGACCGAACTGGGCGAGCTGACCAAGAGCATCGTCAGCCAGCGCTCTCGGCCCATAACCGAGGCGGAACAGCTGAGAGAACTTCCAGATCGAGTTGACGTAGTCAGCAACGCCGACCGCCTTCTCCCATCCGGTGCCAGTCTGCTGAAGCGCCTTCTGCCAGGTCGAGCCGTTGGCCTTGATCGCGTTCTCGAACAGCTTGAAGTCCATCATGCTGTGACCGTTGGCCATCTGCGAACGCAGCAGCGGAGTCACGACAGTCTTGCCGCCGTCCGGGGTGATCTCGTCCACTCGGATCTGAGTACCAGCCAGGTTTGGGTTGTCCACGCTGGCAGTACCGTAAGCCTCGGACCTCATGCTCTGCTGAGCAGAGGACCGCTTAGATGCGATCTCCCGGTACAGGCCGTTAGCGACCTCGTGAGAGATCTCGTCAGGCGTGCCGGTCAGGCCGTTCTGCAAGTTGTATCGGTCGACAATGTTGTGCGTCACCGCAGTCTCGATATCCGAGAGGGCAGCCGCCCTCAGCGGCTCATCGGCGGTCATGTACTTAGACACGTACATATCCCGAGCCTCACGCGACAGACCCTTGACCTCCATCAGGGAGGCGTTCAGCTGACGCCAGCCATCCTTGTCGGCCACGTCGATGTAGTGTGAAGGCTTGATGTCGTTGTACGTGTGGACCAGCTTGACGACTCCACCCAGCGAGAGGCTGTAGATGTTGTTCGTCTGAGCCTTAATGAAACCACCATCGCTGAAGGGCCTCCAGTCACGGCTCGCCTGGAAGGCGTTCCGCATCTTCAGTCCAGCAGGAGTGGTGATCGCGTTGTAGTTCAGGTTGCCGATCGTGGCGAACGCGTTCATCTTGTCCGTGACGATCTGGCCATCGCGGTCGAGCTTGGCGATGTCGGCAGAGTGCGAGTCCATCAGCGCCTTGACGCGCTGACCGAACGGGCTGATCTTCTGAGCGTCCGACAGTCCGTTGTAGTACGAACCGACCGAGGAGACCCGACTCTCCAGACCCTTGATCTGGTAGGCCAGCTCGGAGTTCTTGAACTCCAGCGTGGACAGCGCGGCCTTGTCGCCCATCGTGACTCGGAGGACGTTGGCCACGTCGTTCTTGTCGGTAGCCTGGGCCAGCAGCTTGGCAGCCGCAGGACCGTTGGCGCTCTTGGCCAGCGTCGGAAGATCACGAGCCATCACAGCAGCCGCAGTGTCTGGGTTGCTGGTCTTGATCTTCATGATCGTGTCGGTCAGGCTCTCGAAGTGACTCTTCTGGGAGAAGTTGTCCCAGGCCACCTTGTTCGCCTCGTCGGCGGTCAGCGCAGCGTTGTCAGCGAGAGCGATCTTAGTCTCGCCTGCGATGCCTCGCTCGATCGGCCGGGTGAACTTGAGGCCCTTGGCAACGCTGGCTCCCTTGCCCGCCAGCACCAGAGGGTCGGCGTACCAGGAGACTGCGAAGTCAGTGGCTCCAGTGACGTACTTAGAAGCTCCGTTGCCGAAGTACTCCTGAGCGCGAGTCTGGATGCCGAAGGGGTCGTTGATCGTCTTGGCGTCCCGGTACTTGCCCTTCTCCTGAAGGGCGAGATCCTGGGAGATCTGATCGGGGCGGATGCCCCGCTCCTTCAGCTCCTTGTCGTTGAAGCCGAGCATCCAGACGGCTTGACCAGGGCTCACCTTGTGAGCGTAGTTCCAGTAGTCCTTGAGTGCGTCCATCTCGCCGTCTTCACCGATGTAGTCGGGACGGCCGTAGACGATGGAGTGGGCGGCCATGGCGCCCGCACTGAACGCGGGGGAAATGGTGGCGGAGTACGCGGCGTACAGCTTCGCACCGGCCCACTCGATCGGCTTGAAGATGGGAGAGTTGAAGATGCCGCCCTGCTGATCCTCGCGCTGCTGCTTGAGGGCGTCGAGCTGGGCCTGCGTCATCGGGTCATCCGGCTTGGTGGCGTCGATACCCATAGAGCCCCAGTACTGGAAGAGCGCGCCCTTCACATTCGTGGGGAGTTGGTCTACCGTGCCTAGCCCGTTGAGGACACCATCGGAGATGATCTCCATGTCCTTCTGGGAAACGTTGCCAGCCATCAGCCCTCCATCTGTGCCCCGTCGTCGTAGTAGGGGCTAAGGCCAGAACCCATCAGGTTCTTGGCAAGTTGATTGGTCTGGATCCTATCCAGAGGGTTGTTGGCCAGGTCGATACCGGCACGCGGCGCGTCCGAGAAGGACAGCGCCAGCGCACCCATGTCATCGAACCACTGGCCACCGTACTGATATTCGAGGTCGCTCACTGCTGTCCCTTCACCTGACGAAGGTAGTTGCGCATCGCCCACGAAGCTCCAGGCTGGTTGGCCATGAACTCCAGGACGGGCATCCAGTCATTGAGCTGCTGAAGATCTTCCTGGGACTGGTTGGCCAGTCCGAGGGCTTCTGTCCCCGGCCCCGCTCCACTGGCTGCGCCAGCAGTCACCGGGACTCCAGGTTGGTTGGTCGGTGCGGAGAACGGTGTCACCCTGGACGCCGCATCACCGAAGAGATCGTTGAAGTTCATGCCCTGAACGTTGACCTCTTGGGGCTGCTGCATGCCCTGCTGGGCAGCTTGATACTGTGCCTGCTCGCCGTAGTCGGCGTTGGGCAGGTCACGGTTCGCGTTAGCTACAGCCTTATCGGTTCGCTCGCTGAACTTGCCCGGACCGGGCGTTGGTGTTCCCATGACCTACCCTCCGCTCACT